CTGGGGCAACTCAGACCCTTTTTTACATGAGCGAAAAAAGAATATTTAACACAGATGTTGATCAGGGCATAACCCGTTACTTCCACTACGACGAAGGAACAGATCAGGCAACGATTCAGACGCAGCAAGATGTGACTGCAATCATTGAAGAGAATAAGCAAGAGTACGCACAGGTTGATGAGCGTGCTCGGTGGGGTGAATGGACGAGAGTTGCCAGCATCCCGATGTCTATTTACTTTCAGCTCAAGGCTGAAGGCAAGTTAGATGATGAGGTTTACATGAAAAAATGGATTAACGATCCAGACAACAAGTATTTCAGAACTAGATCAGGACAAGTATGACCCAAAACTACATTGCGGTATGCACACCAGCGCGTGACATGGTTCACGCAAACTTCACCTTCTGTATGGTGAACATGGTGGCGTATCACACGATCAACACAACCGATGCGGTGTCCTTAAAGATTATGCAAGGCACACTCATTCAGAACCAGCGTGCTGATCTGTGCTTAGACGCAATGAGAGAGGGCTGCACTCATGTGCTATTTATTGACTCCGACATGACCTTCCCGCAAGACATGATCGAGAGACTTCTTGTGCATGACTTGGATGTCGTGGCAACGAATTGCGCAAGGCGCAGAATGCCCACAGGACCAACTGCCCAGCGCTATGACGAGAACGGTGAGCGAGTGCTTGTCTACACAATGCCAGACTCCACAGGAATTGAGGAAGTCGGCTCTATCGGTATGGGCGTGATGCTCATCAAGCGCAAGGTCTTTGAGGCATTGAGTGAACCTTGGTTCGAGACTCCTTGGCGTACCGACAAGCGCGGGTATGTTGGAGAGGATGTATTCTTTTGCCGTAAAGCACAGGCTGCTGGCTTTAAAATCTACATAGATCACGATGTGTCAAAGCAAATTGGGCATATCGGGACTTTTGAATTCAAACACGATCACACTTGGGTGATGCGTGATCTTGAGAAAGCAGAAAAGGCTGAAGATGGCGTTAACAACTTATGCTGAACTGAAGACTTCGGTCGGGGACTGGCTTAATCGCTCAGACCTGACTACTGCTATTCCAGACTTCATCTCTCTGGCAGAGGCTCAGATCGAGCGTAATCTGCGCACTAGACAGATGATTGTGCGTGCTACTGCGTCGATCACTACCGAATACTCGGCAGTACCCAATGACTTCTTGGAAGTTAAGTCTTTCAAACTCGATACCAACCCCGTCACACCATTGGGGTTTGAGACCATCGACTCAATGGACACTCTGGCGGTTACTTATCGCTCGGCTGCCAAACCTATATTTTTCACGGTTGTGGGTGAGCAGTTTCGCTACCTACCAGTACCAGACACCGCATATACAGGTGAGCTTATTTATTACGCAAAGTTGAGTAAGTTATCAACTGCGAACACAACAAACTTTTTACTAACTGCTGCACCCGATGTTTACTTGTATGGTGCTCTCATGCAAGCAGCACCGTACCTGCAAGATGATGCGAGAATTGCTGTATGGGCATCGATGTACCGAGCTGGTCTTGAAGAGGTCACGCAAGCAGATGATCGCAGCTCTTCAACTGGCGGTGTATTAGTTGCACGCGCAAGAACTTTGGGATAACAGATGCTAGTAACTACTACAAAAGGTGAGATGGATGACTCCTTGCTGGAAAAGCGAGAAGGCACTATCGACAACGACAACGAGACGACAAGCTGGGTGGAATATTGGCTACAAGGCGAGCTTGTGCATCGCTCAGTCGATATGACCTTAAAACGCAATGTGACTGGTGAAGCAGTCGCGCAATCTTTAAGTTAAGGGAAATATCATGGCTAATACGCAAGCAATGTGTACATCTTTCAAGGTTGATCTGCTCAACGCTGTACACGCATTTTCTACCAGCGTCCCAGCTCACACCGCATCAACTGCCGACACCTTCAAGGCTGCGCTATACCTTGCATCTGCCACGGTCAACGCAACGACAACTGCCTATTCAGCAACTGGTGAGGTGTCAGGCACTAACTACACGGCTGGCGGTGCTACGGTGACATTTGGTACAGCGCCAAGCTCTACCAGCACAACGGCATTTGTGACTCCAAGCGCCAGCATCACATATTCCAATGTGACCCTATCAACTGCCTTTGATGCTGTATTGATCTACAACTCAAGCCAGTCTAATAAGGCAGTCAGCGTCCACACCTTCGGTTCTCAGACCGTCACGGCTGGAACATTCACACTAACCATGCCGACAAATGATTCAAGCACAGGCTTGATCAGACTCGCTTAATAAAGGGGCAGCGCGATGGCTGCTTACGGCTCTGGCTACTACGGCTACGGTGTCTATGGCATCGGCAATGTTGTCATTAGTGGCAACTCGTCAACCCTTGGTATTGGCACGCTTGGCGTAAACATATCCGAACAAGAAGACGGAAACATTGCCACGGGTAATGTCGGAACGGTCAGCATTTCTTTAAGTTTTGCGATAACAGGGAACTCGTCAACCTTATCGCTTGGCACGCTCACACCGAACACATCACCAGCAGTTACAGGTAACGCATCAACCTTGTCGGTTGGAACTGTTACGCCATCAAGGTCGATTGATGTATCTGGTAACTCTGCAACGCTGTCGGCTGGCTCGGTACTGGCTGCAATATCTGCTGCCGTATCTGGTAATGCGTCAACTGGCTCGGTCGGCACGATGTCGCCAGAGACAATTTCCTTTGTTGCCATTACTGGCGTTGGCGGTACTGGCTCAGTCGGTAGCGTTACAAATGCACTATCTATTGCGATAATTGGGGTTGAGGCATCTGGCTCGGTCGGGACAATGATTGGCTTTGGATGGGGTGCAATACCAGACACGGCAGAGACTTGGACGGCAGAGGCAGATACGCCAGAAACTTGGACAGCAATCGCAGACAATTCAGAAACATGGACGCAAGTCCCAGCATGAAGGTGAAATATGGCAGATACCACAACAACCAACCTATTACTTACTAAACCCGAAGTCGGGGCTAGTACCGACACATGGGGTACGAAGATCAATACCGACTTGGACTCGGTTGATGCAATCTTTGCAGCAGCAGGTACTGGAACATCGGTAGGTCTTAATGTTGGTAGCGGTAAGACTTTAACGCTTGCTGGCACAGTCAAGTTTTCTGGATCAACATCAGGCACGACGACAGTCGCAGCAACTGCGGTTGCTGGCACTACCACTTTGACGCTACCAGCAGCAACCGATACTTTAGTTGGTAAGGCAACGACAGATACTCTGACAAATAAAAGCATAGTTGCTAGTCAACTTACAGGAACACAAACCATACCAAAGGCTACATTGCCTACGGGGTCTGTGTTGCAAGTTGTAACAGCAAATTTAACCACAGAACAATCTACAACATCAACGTCTCTTGTTACTACTACTTTAGCCGCAACTATTACTCCAACTTCATCAAGTAGCAAAATATATGTTGTTGTATCTGGTAATTTTGATAATGGTGCAATAGCCCAACAAGCATTTGTAACAGTATTTAGAGGGGCAACTAATATTGGTGCTGGTGGTAATGGAATGGGAAATTTGTATGGAAGTGCTACTAGGTCTATTGTTCCCATAGCATTTAATTATTTAGACTCACCAGCAACAACTTCTGCAACAACTTATACAGTTTATTATTCTGCTAGTGCAGGAACAATTATTAGATGGTCGCAAGGTGGCGCACAATCAACAATAACTTTGATGGAGATATCCGCATGACAAAGCATGAAGCAATATACGCAACTTACAATAATATTGTTCGAATTAGTGGTGACGATGCTTTTGACGCTGATGGCAACCCCGTTACCTATGACGAAGCAACAGTCCAAGCCTACATAGATGCTCATGCCTACATAGCCAAACGCCAAGCGGAATATCCTCCGTTTACTGACTACTTGGATGGCATAGCCAAAGGTGACCAAGCACAAATTGACAAATACATTGCCGATTGTCAAGCGGTTAAGGTTAAGTATCCAAAATGACAAACCAAGAAGAAACCGTAGGGGCTATTGCTGCCAAGGTAGCACCGCCAGTAGGCGTGTCACTGGCAACTGTATATGGCTATCAGGTAAGCGAGCTGGTGCTTTGGGCTACTCTTGTTTACACCATCTTGATGATTGGTTTAAAGATATACCAAATCTACAAAGAGGTGAAAGATTGAACCTACTCTCATCTTCGCTGGATGCAAGCTCGCCTATGAAGGAATCAAGACGGCAGTTCAGGCGTATCAAGACATCAAGAAAACTGGTGGTGAGGTTGCAGGTATTGCTGGTGAGGTCGGTGGGTTACTCTCGAAATTCTTTCACGGTCAAGACCAGCTAGAAGAAGACTATAAAAAGAAGACAGAAGAGACAAAGGAGTTAGCGAAGCAAGGCAAGGTTAAGAATGTAACCATGCAAGCGATTGACAATGTAATGCATGTCAGGCAGATCAGGCAGTATTACAAAGACCTTGAGCACATGGTGCGTTACGAGCTGGGAATGCCAGACTTGTGGGTGGAGATTCAGGCAGAGAGAGACAAGCTGATAGAGGAAGCAAGAGTAATTACTCAACTGCAACAGCAAGCCGAGAGGCAAGCCGATCTGAAAAGGCAGTTAAGGATTGACAGATTCAAGCAAAGACTGCACATATATGTTGCATTGCTGGCTGCCAAGTTCTCTATCATCTTGGTTTTATTTGGTTTAACTTGGCTTGTCACTTGGGACAGGGAATGGCGATGGGGATACTAAGGTGGGCTATTGCTGTTGTAACTCTACTCTTGGTGGCTGCCATCATTGTGATTGCGTCTTGGTTTGTGCGCGAGCACGATAAGAGGGCTAATTACTACAAGAAAGAACTTCAGATTTGTTGGAGAAATAAATAATGATACCTATTGGCGCACTCATAGACATTGGTGGGAAGATATTAGACAAGGTATTTCCTGATCCAGCTCAAGCTGAACAAGCCAAACTCAAGTTGCTAGAGATGCAGCAAAACGGTGAGTTGGCAAAACTCAATGCAGATGTTGCCGAGTCACATGAGTTGACAGAACGACTCAAGGCAGACATGGCATCTGACTCTTGGCTGTCCAAGAACATACGCCCAATGACTTTGGTATTTATCCTTATTACATACACAACCTTTGCGCTGATGTCTGCTTGGGATATTGAAGTGAACAACAATTATGTTGAATTGCTTGGTCAATGGGGAATGTTGATAATGTCTTTTTACTTTGGTGGCAGAACGCTAGAGAAGATCATGGACATGAAGGCTAAGAAATGAACTTATCCGATCACTTTAGTCTTGAAGAGGCAACGCACTCCGATACCGCCACAAGGCTTGGTATCAGTAACCAGCCAAACGCACAGCAACTTGAGAATATGAAGGTTGCTGCCATTGGTATGGAGAAGATCAGAGAATTGCTTGCTAGTCCTATCAATGTCAATTCATGGATACGACTGCCAGAGGTCAATGTGGCGGTGGGCGGTAGCAAGGTATCGAGTCACATGGACGGATGGGCTATTGACTTTGTGTGCAAAGGCTTTGGCACTCCACTAGAAGTATGCAAGGCTATCGATGCAGCAGGTATCAAGTTTGACCAGATGATCCACGAGTTTGGCGACAAGGGCTGGACTCATATCTCCTTTGCGCCAGCATTGCGTCAGCAAAAGCTCACTATCTTCAGACCTCAAAACAAATACGCCATCGGTTTGTTGACGCAAGACGAATACAACAAGGCAGTATGACGAATCTTTATCAGCAGCTCCAGACCCCTGCCACGCCAGACCTGCCTAATCCGCAGGATACTTATGACCGTCTGACGGTTGCGCAGACTAATGGTGCGTTGCGCACCTTCTTCTTGAAGTTAACCAATGCCTTGCAATCCATTGCGTCACCACGCGGTGGTAGGTTTCTAAACAACCCTTACGGGGCATTCCAAGACGGCACAGACCAGACGGCAGCCAACACCACGACTGCCTATGCCATCACATTTGATACGACAGACTTGAGCAATGGCGTAACCTTGTCTAACTCGTCAAGACTCAATGTTGCACAGGCTGGAATTTATAACATCCAGTTCAGCGTGCAGCTCACGAACACAACGAATGCACCGCAAGATGTGGACATCTGGTTTAAAAAGAACGGCACAAACATTGATAAGTCAAACTCAAGGTTTGGCTTTGCTGCACGCAAGTCTCCAAGCGATCCATTTCACATTGTTGCTGCAATGAATTTGTTTGTGAGTCTGGACACAAATGACTATGTTGAGCTGATGTGGAGACCAACTGATGTTGGCGTTGCCATCGAGCACTACGCTGCCAGCTCCACGCCAACAAGACCTGTAATCCCGTCTGTCATTGCGACGGTTAGCTTTGTGTCCAATCTTTCAGCATAATTGACCTATGGCACTCGTACCCTTAAAAATCCCAGCAGGAATCTACCGCAACGGTACTGAGTACCAGTCTATGGGGCGCTGGTTCGACTCGAACCTTATCAGGTGGTTTGAGAACACGCTCAGACCTGTGGGCGGGTGGCGTAAGCGCGCAACCAGTCAGATGACTGGTGTCAGTCGCGGTATGCTGACATGGCGAGATAACTCAGATGTGCGTTTTATTGCTGCTGGCACGCCTACGAAGCTCTACGCAATGAGCGAGGCTGGTGTCTTGAAGGACATTACACCAGTCACCTTTACAACTGGCATCACAGACGCAACGCTAAAGACTGGCTACGGTTACAGCACCTACGGCAACTATGCCTATGGTGTGGCGCGTCCAGACTTGGGCGGGATAATCCCCGCGACTACTTGGTCAATGGACTCATGGGGAGAGTATCTGGTTGCGTGCTCCAACGCTGACGGTCAGCTCCTTGAGTGGCAGCTAGGCTTTGTCACGCCAACAAGGGCTATTGCCATCGTCAACGCGCCAACGGGCTGCGAAGCTGTGATGACGACAGCAGAAAGATTTGTCTTTGCTTTGGGCGCGTCAGGTAATCCACGCAAGGTTTCTTGGTGCGATCAAGAAAACAATACGGTCTGGACACCATCGGCTACCAATCAGGCGGGTGATTTTGAGATCAACTCTCTCGGCTCAATCAAGTGCGGGAAGCGCGTCCGAGGTGTCAATCTGATCTTTACCGATGTCGATGTCCACGCTGCCAGCTACATTGGACTGCCTTATGTGTATAGCTTCGAGAAGGCAGGATCAGGTTGTGGCGTGATCAGCTCTCAGGCGGTCGCAGCCATTGATACGGCAGCGATCTGGATGTCGAAGTCAGGGTTTTGGATATACGACGGCTATGTCAGACCTTTGCCAAGCGATGTTGGCGACTACATATTCCAGAACATCAACTACAACCAGTCAAGCAAGGTCTACGCTGTCCACAACTCAAAGTACGGTGAGTGCATCTGGTTCTATCCATCGAGCGCCAGCAATGAGAATGACTCTTATGTCACTTACAACTACCGCGAAGGGCATTGGTCGATTGGCACTTTGTCTAGGACTGCTGGAACTGACAGGGGTGTATTCACCTATCCCTTGATGATTTCATCAGATGGATACATCTATGAGCACGAAGTCGGCTACGCATACGACGGTGCTTCTCCATTTGTGGAGTCTGGTCCTTACCAGATCGGTGCTGGCGACAACATTATGTCGGTGCGTCAGGTTATCCCAGACGAGCAAACTTTAGGCGAAGTCGTTGTGTCCTTTAAGACAAGGATGTATCCGACTTCGACTGAGACGACTTATGGACCGTATCCAGCAGCGCAACCGACAGATGTGAGATTCGCTGCCAGACAGGTAAAGATCAGGTACACAGGCAATGTCTTAGAGGACTGGCGCGTTGGCGTTAATCGAATTGATGTTGTCGCAATGGGTAAGCGGTGACTTAGAATTGAATCAAGAATTAAGGGCAGGAAAAGTACCTGTATGTATCCGAGAGGATTACATCCTGTACTTAGAGTTTTTCAAAGGTAATTTATGGCTTCATGTCGAGAAC